TTTCTGTTGCCTCGGTGAGTGGTAGATTTCTGTGAGTCATATACAAATTATAAGACCCCATCCGAGAGAATGGGGTCTTTGTGTGACAGTTTGGAAACTGGTCGGGCAGCTGAGTTAAATCTCTCTGATGTCGTTAATATCCCATTCGGAGACATATTCATCAATGACATCAAATGAATTAATGTTCTCTCGTGCTTTCTCGATTGCTTCATCCTCAGAGTCAGCATCAACCTCGATCGTGAAATAATTGATCTCGGCACATTCGATTAGAAATGATTTCATAGGTATCCTGCAACCTCACATCCTGGTTCATCATAAAACCAGGAGATGCTAAGATCAGGGAATAACTCTCTTAACCTGTGGCAAATGCCTTCGGGTGGTGACCACGCAGTATCAAAGTGGATGACAAAATAATCCTCGTCATCATCACCCCATTCTACGTGATCCCTAGCTATGTCCCATTTAGTACCCCAATGGTTGATTTGCCAATCGTACCATCTGTCATCAAATGCATCAGTTGATGGAAAGACGAGAGATTTACCTAGATGTCTTTCTTTAAGGACTGGTAACTCACCAACCTCGCCACGTTTGCGTCCAAGGTATTCTACATCCTCTTCGGCAAGTGGTGTCTTTGACCAATCTGGTGTTGGATAGATTTCTTTGAATGGTTCATCCGAATCAAAGAATTTCTTAACCTTAGTACAGTCCTCGGCATTACCTGAAACTGTGACACGGTTGTTACACCAATTAGGCATAGGCACTCCTAGTAAATGAATGGTGGGTGGTCAGGTGGTGGCGTGTTGCATTACTGACCTTTAATGACAATAGAACCTAGTCAACCCTATGGAGAGGTTCGACTTAAAGAGATTTCCACGGCATAGACCGAATTGGTTCTCACCCTTGCCTCCATATTCATATTATAGCAACCAATGCAACAAAATCAGATAAGGTCAGACACTTTGTCAACTGTCACCTTATCTTTCTCAGTACTGTATACAGTGTTGTAGTATAGTACTATGTCTTCTATATCTTTATTACCAAACTCTTCGTACAAATTATCCAATACCTTCTGATAGTCTATGCCAGGTGTACTTTCTACTAGTTTAGCCATCCTGTTAGCTACTATCCTTTTGATTAAATCTTTTTTAGTGGTAGTCATAGTTAGTTGTTAACTCTGCAGCCAACCCATTAAATGTAAAAAGATTAAATTTGAAGATTTAATAGAAATTGAGATTAATAAAATTCTTCAAAAGTCACATTATTGACTTTTTCAGGATCTTCAATTTCTAGTAAATCTTCCCAGTCCCACAGGGTTGGATCATCTTCTAATGTCAGGTCCAGGGTCACGCGGTACCTAGTGGTGCGATCGGGTGACAGTTCAGTATGTGGTATACTGATGAAATTCCTGGGAGCTGACATAGAATAATGATCAATGCTGATGTATTTAGGCAAACGTTTGCCAATTGCCAACGTACTCAACCTCACCCTGTGGAGTGGAAACGAACCAATCAAACTGTCGTTGGAATAAACCGAAGCCAAGCACATCTCTAAGGATCTCATTTAAGATTTGCTTAGTAGTGTTGGTCCAGTACCCGCAGTTGTTGATATCTACACGGCAGCGACCAGGTGCAATGGTTGCGATGTGGTGCCCGTGGAATCTGACCTCTACGCCGTGGTCTGTATGGGATACGGACCTGTTGCCTTTAGCGAATGAGCGACCGTAAGCAACAGCAGCGAGCATTTCAGAATCAACTTTTCTCATAGATGGGGGTTCTTGTCTTTTAACTCTTCTATTATAGGGTCTGACGCAGCAATATCAAATGCATTTGTGCCACTTTGTAGATTGGTTTCATCTGGCACCTCGAAGTTCATCCCAGACTCACCGACGACCACAGCTCCCTCTGGCATTGTGCTGCCTGTGAAAGCGTCCCAACCCCGTGCCAACATATCAGGGTTTTGTTCTAACCTGGAATCTAGTTTTAGATTGCCTGATTGGATCCTTTCAGTAATGAAACGACCAATCGACGCATCTTCTCTCTCAATTGTATCATTTATATCCTCTATTAGTTCATCTGTATCATCTCTGTCCTGTTCAGCTTCCAATTTACCACTGAGTTCCATAAATGCAGACTGAAACTCATCTAAATCCTCATTTTTGTAACAATATTGTACATTAATATTAGATTTAAACGTTATTTTAACAAAATTATTATCAAAATCTAGCTCCAAATACTCAATTGCACTGCTCGGCACCTCACGATACCCCACTTTGCCTAAAATCTCTGCCATTTTGACGTTTTTGATTAAATCTTAAACTTATAATAACTGATTTATCTTAAAAAGTCAAGTTTTTAACTTTTTAACTTTTCGAGATTTCCGAATATTTCAGTTTTTTAACTTTCTTGCTTTTCTGCTTGACTTTCGGTAGACTTCGGGCTAAGACCCCCAAATCCCTCAACCTTAAGAAAGGTATAGAACACCCAACTATGGTTTATTTAACATTTAATAAATGACGTAGTTTTCCACAGGTTTTCCACAAGTTATCCACAGGGTTGTGGAAAACTATCTGTCATACTAAGGGGAGCTGCGTGCGGAACGTGCTGTTAGATTCTTCTTATCCTCTATTAAACTGAGTTGTCTATCCACTTCTACCTTCAATGACATTAGATGTCCATTAAGGTATTGTTCCCACTCATTACCCTCGAACAAGTCACCCAAATGTAGTAGATGTTCTTGTGCAAAGTATAGTTTGGTTTGATCATTCATTCTCATACTAGAAATAGCATTAACAACATAATGATTGTCAACAGGTGCATTTGATTAGGACTTCTTGTTGTCATCTTTATCATTAAGATATGATAGTAGTAGTCCTACCCATACAAATCCTACGACAAGTGTGATTAGTTCTACTACTGGTGTTGGTAAGGGTGACATTAGTCTAGTGAACCAAGATCATTTAATTGTTGGGGCTTTGGTTTATGTGGTTTAAATCCGTCGTGATTACCGTCACCAGGCATTTTACCAAAGGCGAGGTACTCAACTGCTTGTATACTCCCTTCTAGTCTATCTAACTCTCTGTCCAACTTCACATACTCAAGATGTGCTTCTTCCAATTCAACTTGTCTCATTTCCAGTTGTGTCACTCGTTTTGTGAAGCGATGTAGCAACTGTTCGTATGATTCTGTTTCTTTCATTGTATTATACCGAAGGTTGGTGATATTTAGGGTGATACAGGCATTAGTTTTGGTCCTGTATTACGTTGGCAAGATGTTTGGAATGTATTCATTAGTTCTTGTGCCATATGACGGTAGCCACTACCAACATAGACCTGACCGCCGACGACCGCAACCGCACACACAGCCCAGAACCAATAATACCATTGTGTTTTTACCTGATGATCATTGGGTTTCATAGTATTTGCAATTCAATAGGTATTATATCACAAGGGAGGATTAGTGTAAACCTCGGTATAAATACTCGTTTACAGATGGTTAAGAAAATAGTGATTGCAAGGGTTCCAGGACATAAATAATAGTAGAATGAGCGAGGTCACAGAGATGCACCCAAACTTCCTTATTATGAGGATCATTCAATTTGAGGACAAACATTTATGTTAAATCACAACGTCATCAGCAGTAATCAATTAGCAGATTGGAAGCAAAAGAATGAGTCAGTCTACGAGGTAGACAATTCGCTCAATAACTACTACGAGTGCATCATTGATGCTGGTGATGACAAGTACACTGCACGTCGTTGCAGTAGGCTACTACAATAAGAATAGTCCAGTTAACATACCGCCCACAGAACCCCTCGACAGAGGGGTTTTTTAATGGTATAATACATTCTATGTCAGTATCACATTTATTTGCTATACCCATACTTGAGACCAAGGTTGATCTAGATCAGATCATCCTGGATGAGTGTGAGTATTATTATAATGGTGAAGTGAACTGGACTTATGGTCGTCAAGAATGTGGTACACCCACACTTGATTACTTGTATGAGATTATTTCACCATTTCTTATGGAGTATGATCCCTACACACATTTTAGTTTCACTGACATATGGCGTAATAGATACGTAGCTACTGATTATCAGGGCTACCATATCCACGCTCAATCACAATGGTCATTCATAATATATGAGACTGTTGATAGCAAAACTGTGTTATATAATCCAGCGTGGCTATTAATTCAGAATCATATGGGTGTAAGTAAATCTATGCCCTGTATTCATAATGTTAAATTGAGTGCTGGTCATATGGTCGTGTTCCCTTCATTCATTGCACATCACGTGAACAATGGTAATGAGGGTACTACTATTTCAGGTAATATTAAACTAAAGTACAATGGGATGTAAGAACTGCGACAATGTGTCACTAGAGGACTACGAGAATGCTATGTTTGCTCATTTGATAACAGAGCGACGTGGTAAATGGTACGTAAGGACTGATAGTGGTATAATAAAAGAGTTTAAATCACACACAGCAGCCAAGGAGTTTATCTTTATGGGAGGTGTACAAGATGGAAATGGATAAACAAATCAATCCAGAGATTATGAAACGTAGGGAGCAGAAGCAAGCTCTACGTGATTTTGCACCTGGTGAGGGTCAGTCTAGTAATACTTACCCTGAACGTAGAGTCATCAAACATTATACAGATGATGGTGTTGATACATTTATCCGTGAGTATCCACAACACGCACCTGATAAGTTCTGTGATATGTTGATAGACTATTCAAATAGTTTATTGAAAGCTAGTAAAGAGAATAAACCAACACCTGAATCAACTGGTGAAGGATTTCCTGTTGGTCAATTTGAACGTAAGGATTTCTATTACTTCTTAACTGAGGGTACATCACCCAACGTACGCAATACATTATTTGCAGGTTGGTCTAAACTATCATCTGAACATTATATTAATGAGTTCACCCAACTAGGTCAGAATGATTTCTGGATGTCACCTGGTAAAGTACAAATCACTAATCCTAGTGAGGGCTTCCACGGATGGCATTATGATAATGCTGGTTTCTTTGTTGGTATGCGTGAGTTTGTTATCATTACATACTTAAATGATGTACCTGAGGGTGGTGAGACTGAGTTCTTGTATCAACAAGTAAGAATTAAACCAGAGAAGGGTAAGACAATTATATTTCCAGCAGCATACACACATATGCATCGTGGTAATCCACCCATCAAGGGAACAAAATATATTGCTACAACGTGGGCTAGTAGACTGCCACGTATTGATGCAGAGACACAAGGACGTGATGAAATAGAATGTATTGCACCATCAGAACAGTTGGTACAATACTACAAAAACCATTAAAAAGAGGACTATTTCTAGTCCTCCTTTGGATTAATCAATCGTGATGTCAACTCTATTAATGTATCTCGTATCTCTAACAACTCATAATAACACTTTTGATTATGAGCACAAGACCTGAGTTGATCATCAGGTTTGTATAAAGACTCTAGCATTAGAGCTTTAGCACGATCCCACTTTTCATACGTGGTCTCTGCGGGTAATGAGTTTTGATCCTTCATCCTGTAAATGGTTCAGTTGATAGGTTAATTAAAATGGTAGTTAGGTCAGGGTACTTAGCGTATGCTGATTTAACTGCGGTAGCAGGATCCACACAACTATGCACAAACTTAGTCCATTGTAATTTATGATCGATTTTGGCAAGTACATTGACTTCCCATTTCTTCTTCTTACTAGGCATCAGCATCCCTCACTAGTATGTTCAAGGTGTTCAACCTCATCCACATCCATAAATTGACTGTGATAAATGTCATCACTCCTCCAGAAATCCTCCCAGTCTTCTTGACTATCAGATACATCACGAACAGGATAGACAATACTATACTGATCTTGATGCACACGACCAATTAGATCATCTACACGATGTAATTGTGTCTTGTGATAGTCTTGGAGTTCATAAAGTGCGTGCTTAACATCCGAAATAACATCAGAATCTCCACCACTAAGATACTCTTCAATTACTTTACGTAATTGTTCATATCTCTGAGTCGCACCATCCATCGTCAAGACGACTGGCAGCTCTGTTAAGTTTGGCGTAGAGATCTCCACATTTGACCCCTGTGTGTCGTTCTGTGGCGAATTGTTGGCTTGAGCTGAGGTGTTGTAAGGCATCAGACAATACGGTTAGTTCGGATTTGTTAAGCAGCACTTTAAGAAGTCTCATTTAATTGTAAACCACTCTATAATATTAATTATACAGTGGTAGGGGCATTACGCAGCCCCTAGAACAGGATTTCCTAACTGAGGAATAGTGTTGAAATCAGTTACGTTCCAACCATAGTTGATACGCTCATTGACTTCAGATTCTAACTCGTTAGTTTGGATGAACCGTTTGTTAACAGTCCTCCCATTAAGAGAAAGAACCTCTAGCAAGTAACGATAAGATACTTCACCAAATGGCAAGCGTACAGGATAGTAATCTGCTTGCTGACCAGAAGAGTTACGAATTTGCATTGGGTTGAATTCCCTTGACTACTC